AAAACTATTGGAGTAGGTGAAAGTACTTTAGGACAAATAAATAATTGGTTACGATTATTAAAAATAAATTACAAAGATTTTTTAACAAAAGTTGAAGGAAGTTTAAAGTACTCTATAAAGTTTACTGACTTTTATAAAAAAGGACAATCTTTTCATTACCCTTTCGGAAAAATTGATCTTCTTAATAATAGGTACGGAAATAATGAGTGGTGGTTTAAAAAAATAGTTTATCCTCAAACACCTTTATCAGATTTTGCAGAATGTATGTTTCCATTACAAATGGCTTATACACATTCAAAAAAATTTAGTGAAGAAATTGAGTTTGCTTATCATTTTGATGCTATTAAATTTGGAATATGGTTAAAAGATTATTACTGTACTAAAATAAATCATATTGTAGAAGATGTTAATTCTATCCAGCAAGATGAAAACGGTATTGTTTCATTAAATAATAAATATAAAGCTGATTTATTTATTGATTGCACTGGTTTTAAATCTATTCTTTTAGGAGAAACTTTAAAAGAACCTTTTGAATCCTATCAAGATATGTTACCAAATGATTCAGCATGGGCTACTAAAATACCTTATAAAAACAAAGAACAAGAATTAGTTCCTTATACTAATTGTACTGCAATCGAAAATGGATGGGTATGGAATATTCCTAGTTGGGAAAGAGTAGGTACCGGGTATGTTTATTCGAGTAAATTTGTAGATGATAACACTGCATTAAAAGAATTTCAAAATCATTTAGGAACAGATCAAGCTGAATTTAAAAATATAAAAATGAAAGTAGGAATTCATAATAGGCTATGGGTTAAAAATGTAGTTGCTATTGGATTATCAGCAGGTTTTATAGAACCTTTAGAAAGTAATGGATTATTTTCAGTGCATGAATTTTTATTTAGTTTAGTGAGAAATTTAAGAAGAGAAAAATTTTCTCAATTAGATAGAGACAGTTTTAATTTTTATTGTAAAAGAATATTTAAAGATTTTGCAGAATTTGTTGGAGCACATTATGCTCTTTCTCACAGAACTGATACGGAATACTGGAAAAATAATTTTAATAAACAATGGGCAGAGGGTTTAATAAATTTGAAAGATGCTTCTGATAATTCTTTTGTAAATTTTATTAAGGAAAAAAATTTTTTAAATCAATATCATCCAGCGTTAGGTTTTCAATCTATAGCAGCTGGAATGGATTTTGCTCCAACAGAACTCATGTCAATTATACGTACAAATGATAAAAAAAGTGAAGAACAACTTAAAGAAGAATTTAGACATCTTAGTAATGCATTAGAAATTAAAAAAAATAATTGTTATGAAAAGATAAAAAATAAACCTACTTTATATGAACACTTACAAAGTTTATATTAACAAATCTATTTACAAACCTCCTATTTAATTATATTCCTTATCCATGAAAATATGGACACATATTGCTTGGGATAATACGGGTCAAAAAGATTTAGGCAAAGCTTATAATGATTGCCTCAACCAACATAAAGATGATGATTGGGTAGCTTTTATTGATCATGATGCGATGCTTACTACAGATGATTGGTATCTTCAATTACAAGAAATAATAAAAAATAATCCAAACTGTAAAGGTTTAGCCACAAGAGTTAATCGAATGGCTACACAAGAACAAATGGTTTTTGGAGTAGATCCTAATAATTTTGATTATGCTTACCATAGACGTGTAGGTAAATTCTTAGCAACAAAATATAAAAACCAATCACAACTAATAAAAACTGCAGGCCATATGTCTGGTGTATTTTTTGCACTTCATGTAGGCACAATTAAAAAATTAGGAGGGTGCGCTGAAACTGGAAAACAGTTACAAGCTGATAATTTAACTCAAGCTAAAATTGTAAATGCAGGTTATGAATTTAGAGTGTGTAATGGAATTTATATATTTCACTGGTATCGATTTGATAATCCTTATCCTCATTCTAAATCTACTATGGAAGAATTAGAACAAATACATTATAACTCTTTAACTTATGAATAAAGTATATTATGCAAAAGCCGTGTATGGAAAAGAAGAAATAAAGGCAGTTAATAATGTACTAAAAAATAATTTAGTCCTTATGGATGGTCCCAAAGTAAAGGAATTTGAAAAACAAGTTGCTAAAATTTTTGGTAAAAAATATGGAGTAATGGTTAATTCTGGTTCATCAGCAAATTTATTAGCATTAGAATCTTTAAAATTACCTAAAGGTAAAGAAGTTATTACACCAGCATTAACTTTTGCAACTACAGTTGCTCCTATTTATCAATGTGGTTTAATTCCACATTTTGTAGATGTAGAGCCTGCTGAATTTATAACAACTCCACAATTAATAGAAGAAGCAATTAATAAAAATACGGTTGCCCTCATGATTCCAAACTTATTAGGAAATATTGCCGAATGGCACACTATTCATAAAATTGCTAAAAAACATAATTTAAAAGTTATTGAAGATTGTGCAGATACAATTGGATATACTTATTATAAAGGTAAAACAACTTCTAAATATAATGATTTAGTTACTACAAGTTTTTATGCATCCCATATTATTACTGCTGCAGGTTTAGGTGGAATGATTTGTACCAATAATAAAAAACTTTATGATCAATTAAAATTATTAAGAGGTTGGGGTAGAGCTTCAGCATTATTTAATGAATCAGAAAAAATAGAAAAAAGATTTAATACAAAAGTTGATGGCATTGATTATGATTCTAAATTTATATTTAAAGAAATTGGCTACAATTTTTTACCTTCAGAAATATCTGCTGCATTTGGTTTAGTACAATTAAAAAAACTAAAAAAATTTAAAGAAATAAGACAAAGAAATTTTGAAAGTTTAAGAAAATTTTTTATGTCCTATATGGATATAAGATGGTGTCAAAGAGTTAGTTGGTCGCCTCATGCCGATACACCTTGGTTAGCTTATCCTTTAGTCTTAGATAATAAAGCACCTTTTACAAGAAAACAATTACAGATTCATTTTGAAAAAAATGGGATACAAGTTCGAACTATTTTTACAGGAAACATTACTAGACAACCTATTATGAAAGATAAAGCTTGGAAAGGGCGTAATAATTTTTCAATAGCCGATGAAGTTATGAAAAATGGAATGTTAATTGGTATACACCAAGGTATGACAGACAAAGAAGTAAATACTATTAAAACAACCTTTACAGAATTTATTAATAAATGTTAGAACCATATACTGCAGACAAAATAAAAAATAACATTATAAAAGAAATAGACAATATTAAAGATCATATTTGCTATGGGGTTGATTCGATAGACAAATTGCAGTATGCTAGAGGCAGACTCAGCGCACTAGAAGCGCTGCTTCAGGATATAAAAAACCTGCAAAAGGAGGATAACGATGGAGACCCTGATTAAACCAAAACTCACAGATTTTTCTAATGGAAAAACACGTGAACAGGCAAAATCACAAATTCCAACTGATTCTAAAGGCATCACAAAATATCTTGAAATCATACCAAACCCCGTAGGATATCGTATATTAGTCAGACCCTGGTCTGGCCAATCCAAAACAAAAGGGGGTGTTATTTTAGCAGACGAAACTCAAGACAAGATTCAAATGACTACTGTCGTTGGTTTAGTTGTTAAAATGGGAGACCTTTGTTATCAGGATACCGAAAAATTTCCTAAAGGTCCTTGGTGTAAAGAAGGTGAATTTGTTATTTATGGCAGATACACTGGAAGTAGATTTCAAACTAAATACGGTGAACACCGTATTCTCAATGATGACGAGATCATAGGAACAATAGGGCAGCCAGAAAATATTCTCCATTTATTTTAAAAAAGGAGAATAAACATGGCAGAAGTAAAAGACTACAGTGCAAAAGGATTATTAGCTAAGGAAAAAGCTCTAGCTAATGAAGTTCCCTTAGATACTGATGATGATAAAGAACAAGATGTTACAGTAAAAGAAGAACCCAAAAAAGAAGAACTACCTAGTTTAAATGTAGGTGAAGTTGATTTGGGCTATACTGATCATGAAAAACCTTCCGAAAAAGATGCGGAAAAAGATAAACCTAACATAGAAATTTCTGAGGATAAACCAGAGGAAGTTAAACTAGAGAAGGAATCCCCATCTGAAGAAAAGGAAGTGGAAAAACCAAACCTAAGCGATTCAAGAAGAGATTATCAAAAAAGAATTGATAAACTTGTTTTTCAAAAAAAAGAAGCTGAAAGAAGAGAAAAAGCAGCTCTTGAGTTTGCTCAAGGTGTGCAACAAAAGTTTGACATAAATCTTAAAAAATTTAAATCTACTGACGAACAGTACCTAAAAGAATTAGATGCTAGAGTAGATGCTCAAAGAGAGCAGGTCAAATCATCTCTTCAAAAAGCTATAGAAGAACAAGACGCTTCTAAAATTATGGAAGCTAACGATAAATTAACTCAATTAGCTGTAGAAAAAGAAAAAGCTCGATTGGAACTAATTAATCGTGAACAACAAAAAAAAGAAGAAGAAGAAAAACAACAACAAAAACACGTACAAGCTGAAGCCTCAAACACACCTAAATCTTCGCAACCTATACCAACTATAACTCCTAAAGCTAAAAAATGGGCTGAGGATAATAAATGGTTTGGTGATGATGAAGTGATGACTAACGCTGCTATTACAATTCACAATAATATTGCACAAGAGGGTATTGCAGTAGATAGTGAAGAGTACTATAATGAAGTTAATTCAAGATTAAGGAAATATTTTCCTGAAAATTTTGATGCTGCTAAAGACGAGCAAAAAAAGGAACAACTGAAACCCGTCCAAACAGTTGCTTCTGCTGGTCGTAGTCAACAAGGACGCAGAACTGTGAAACTCACCAGATCACAGGTACATATTGCTAAAAGATTAGGGGTGCCACTAGAGGATTACGCTAGATACGTGAAGGAGGATAAATAGTTATGAATACAATTAATAGAACTTCACGGGAGTCCGATACTAAGGTTTCAAAAGAAACCAAAAAAGATTGGTCTCCACCATCCAGTTTGGATGCGCCACCTGCACCGAATGGTTATTCTCATCGATGGATAAGAGTTACTGTTCAAGGTTTTGATGATACATCAAATGTATCTAAAAAACTTAGGGAAGGTTGGGATTTTGTAAAAACCGATACTATTACAAAAGAAATCGGGGAACACAAATTTCCTTTTCTTACCGAAGGTAAATATCAGGGGCATATTGGAATTGGGGGCCTTGTGCTGGCAAGGATACCTGTAGAGATACTAGAACAACGTGCTGCGTATTTTAAAAGACTTACGCAAGATAGAATGAACGCAGTTGATCAGGATCTCATGAAGGAACAGCACCCGGATATGCCTATCAATATTGAAAGGCAGTCCAGAGTGACCTTTGGTGGTGGAAGCAAAAAATAATTTTGCAATATCTACCTGGTTATTTAAAGAACAACTGTTAATAAGGAGAACATAAACATGGCAAATCAAGTAGAAAAGTTTGGTCTTAGACCTTACAGAAAACTCGATGGTACGCCACTTGTTGGCGCTCAAAACAGATACATAGTAAAAGCAGGATATGCAACTCAAATATTCCAAGGGGATTTGGTTATACCAACTTCAACTGGTAATATTGAAAGAGCTACTGCTAATACTAGTGCAGCTGTCGTAGGCGTTTTTAACGGATGTTTCTATAATGATCCAACTACGCAAAAACCAACATTCTCAAATTACTACCCTGGTTCTATCACACCGACTGAAGGCTCAATTACAGCCTTCATCGTTGATGACCCAGACGCAGTATTTTTAATGGATGCTGATGCAGCTTTTGCAAGAGCAGATCTATATCGGAACTACTCTGTTTCAAATACAACAGGTGTAACACAAACAGGTATATCTAAGGTACAACTCGACGTGAGTGTATCTGGGATCGCAACTACTTTTGTAGTAAGTGCGGTTGATATTTCGCAAGACCCAGAGAACGATACTCTTGGTTCAGCAAATGCTAATATACTTGTTAGAATCAACAATCACTTCTACAGAAGTGGTACAGGACTAGCATAAGGGAGATAAACTATGGCTATATCAAGATCACAACTAGTTAAAGAACTAGAGCCAGGTTTGAATGCTTTATTCGGCCTGGAATACAATAGATATGAAAATCAAGCACAAGAGATTTTTATATCAGAAACATCTGACAGAGCTTTCGAAGAGGAAGTAATGTTAAGCGGTTTTGCTTCTGCACCAACAAAAACTGAAGGTGCATCAGTAGTTTTCGATCAAGCGGGTGAAACATTCACAGCTAGATACACAAACGAAACAATCGCTTTAGCATTTGCTATCACAGAAGAAGCAATTGAAGATAATCTATATGACAGACTTGCAGCTAGATATACTAGAGCACTTGCAAGATCGATGTCTAACACGAAGCAAGTAAAAGGCGCTACAGTGTTAAACCAAGCACAATTTACTGCTGTAACAGGTGGTGACGGAGTATCATTAATTAACTCTGCTCATCCTCTAGCTACAGGTAATACTTTCTCAAACGTGCTTGCTACTGCAGCTGACTTAAACGAAACTTCACTTGAGCAATCGTTAATCGATATTGCTGGATTTGTAGACGAAAGAGGTTTAAGAATCGCTACTCAAGGTAGAAAAATGATAATTCCAAAAGAATTACAATTTACTGCTGAGAGATTGATGAGATCACCTCACAGAGTCGCAACAGCTGATAACGATATCAATGCAATCGTTTCAATGGGAATGGTTCCTGAAGGATATTCTGTTAATAATTTTTTAACAGATACGGACTCATTCTACCTATTGACTGATGTACCTAATGGATTAAAACATTTCGTTAGAGCACCAATCAAAACGGCGATTGAAGGAGACTTCGATACTGGCAACGTAAGGTTCAAAGCTAGAGAAAGATACAGCTTCGGCTGGTCTGACCCTAGATGTATATTTGGTAACGGAAATTTACCAACTAGCTAATACGTAAAAGTATTAACCTCTGTTAAGAGGTACTTAAAAGGGGTGGTGTTTGCATCACCCCTTTTTTTATGTTACTACTCCCCAATGATCCTTGAAAAAGAACTTTTCAAAAAAA